ATTGATATCAGGTGTTAAGAACGATCCACCATTAGCTATTGCTTCATCAACGTGTAAAGCAATAAAGTCTTTATCGGAACTCTTAACTCCTTTCCAGTTTCCTTTTTCATCTACAAACCCAGTATCCAGGACAGGTTGAACATACTGGGGAACTTCAATAGTTCCGTCCACTGTTGCGGACTCAATCCCTGCCTCTCTTGAAAGAGACCAGGGAGCTAAACCTCTCCTATTGCGAACCATGCTAACCTATTGGAATACTAGAGTTATTGCTGCTTCACAGGATCCAGTATCTCCAGACATTGCTACTGCAACGCTTACCTGGTTGGATGCTATACATGGGATGCTTACATCCAGTTTGAACGCTTCGACAGTTTGTCCGTTAGATACAGGTGTACCATCTACACCACATCCAGCGAAAACTATTGTTTCTTGTCCACTAGAAAGTCCATCACCTGAGATCTGTGCGCTAAAGGTGGTCACACCATTGGCTGCACCATCTGTTGCGACACTTGCAATCATTCCAACTATGGAAGTTGATCCAGCAGGAACCTGAATGCTTGCGGTTGTACTCTGCCCGTAAAGTCCAGTGATCGCAGTAAAACTATCTGCTGCGGTTACTGCACCTTCTCTTGTTCGATAAAATGCCATAATGTAATACCTATCAGGCCCTCGCTACTACAGGACCGATTCGGGCTAGGATTTTAGATCCTCCAAAGCCTCTTACAACTTGCTTAGCAATAAATGCTGTAGCAAGTGTCTTGATCATTAAATTTTTATTTGTCATAATGGATTTATTCAGACCGTCTAATCCGCCCTGAAGGTTTCCACCTAACATTGTTTTAACATGTGTTCCCACATCACTTTGTGCCAGGAGAGCGAGCCCAGCGCCTGTTTCGATCAACGGGATCGAAAAAGTCTTTTTTGCTCGACTCCTACGTGGCTTTCTACGTCTTGCTACCATATACTCATTAATGAGTAGCCCTTAATAAATAAGTAGGTAAACATTTTTGAGTATAGTCTAGTTGTTTTATATTTCATACTCTTTAGTAAGCTAGGTGAAACAGATGAGTAAAGACAAATTTCATTTTGGTGCAACCAGCGTAATGCGCGAGGTTCCACCTGGTAAGACTGCCGTGATCAAGTTCAACGGCAAGCATGGGGTAATTGACACAGAATGGGGTGAAAAGATGAAGTATTCAATTCTCCTTTTCTCCCATCCCTCCTACGAATCTATCCCTAAAGAAGGAATAGAAACAGTATGGCAGAGTAATAGCCAGGCAGCAAGAGATCTTGCTACGGCACTTACTGAAACTACCCACGCAGGTTCTAAGGGACTATCCGAAGCTTTCCATAAGAATAAATGGGAGTTAACAAGGACAGAGGAAGGTACTTACTTCCTCGATGTTATACTGTGAATTGTAAACACGATTGGGGACGTTATGGTCTATGGGTTATACATTGCTTTCATTGCGGAAAGGTGAAAGATGAAGCGTAGGTGTAATATTTGTCTGCAGTCAAAGGATCATCTTAAGACTACCAAGTACAATACTACAGTAACTATATGTTATGAGTGCCAGGTAATCTTAACCAAAGCAGTATACACAAATTGGATTCCAGACTAGTGTTCTTCTTTCTTACCAACGGAATCCATTTTAAGGATTGAAGTGGCAGGTGGGGTAGGAATGGGTATAAGAAGCGAGTTCGGCCCGTTCAAACCCTTCCTAGCCCTAGCTTTGGACCTGTTTGGGGCTTATTAGACCCTTGCTCGGGGCTGTTTTGACCCTTTAACAGCCCATCTAGCCCGCTTCGCTTCATTAAGAGATCCGCAACAAACCCCATGATGGGGCTTTCCTTGGTTATCGCTTTGATTGTACTCTGTCCCGTTGCTTCGTCAATCTTTTTACTAGCAGCTCCTAGTGATCCGTAAAACGAAGCCTGGAACGCTTCAAGCTTTTCATGCATTCGGTCCTCAATTTCATTTACGATAGGATCCAGAATAATTAATAGATCTTCATCGCTTTCGGTAGACTTCGCCCATTCCACCCACTTATCCTTACTCAGTTTGGCAATGTAATGACTTATTCCAAAATAGAATAATGACCAGGCAATAAAATAGGCTAATAATTCAAATGTTGTAATTACCATTACAGACCTTTGGGTCTAAGACCAGGTCGACCTAGTTCCTTTCCGACAGATGGAATATCTTTTAACGTAGGTATTGGCAAAGTTATTTTTTGTGGCGGGGTGGGTTCTGTTTTAGGTGAAACAGTGAACCCAGTATCTCCCGCCAGTTTAAGCAAAACGAGTAATGATCCTAAATTCACGTAGGCACCTTATCCCATGTCGAGGTACTTACGAAACCAGGACGAGAGCAGCCTGATCTTTTCATGTCGAATAGTTTTGCTGTCCAGGCAAAGGTTCCCTGAACTTTTTTAATTCCTGAACTGTCATCTAATTTTCGCTTGATCTCTAACAAGTCAAATTCAAAGCGTTCGCAGTTTGTACCGGTTGGTGTGGCCTCAGGTGGCGTAAAAGGTTCCGCAACGCCTCCCAAAATATCACCACCAATATCAAAACCTGCACCAGCAAGTGAACCAAAAAAACCTTGTGGAAACGCCAGGATAGTATCACCCATTTCTTCACCAAATTCACCTGCAGTACGGGAAGGATCTTTAATTGCCTGGCTTATTGTTGCTAGAATTCCGGCTAGTTGTGGCATTGACGACATTAAATTTTTAACAACCAGGGGAAGTAATGCTAAAAAAATTATTAATGATCCACCAGTACTGGAAGCTACTTTTGTAACATCTCCTAAAATATCCCTGGTTGTTGATTTAGCTTCTATTTGTTTTAATTGTTGGGCTGTAACCTTCATAGGTTCCCCGCTCACAGGGTTTAGCATCCAGGCCATTAACGCCTCTTGGTTTTCCTGAACGCTACGCCTAGTTTCTTTAGATTGGGTGAACCTGATCTTAATCGAAAGCGTGGCTTTTTGGAGTTAGCCTTAACAAACTTGTTCCAGGCAGATAGTTTACGTTTAGGTTTAGGATTACCAGGTTCATAAGCTCTCCTGGCTGTTTCACGGACCATACCTTTCCTGGTTCCGCACTCTGGACAATACTTCATGGGCATTATACGATCCGCATGAATGCTGTTTCAATAGTAGATATGCCACCACTACTATTTGTGATCTTAAATTGTAATAACTTTTGATTAGCTAAACTTTCGTTAATCGAATATATATTCCAAACATCCGCCACTACTGTTTCATTATCATCCTTGAATAGATCCTGCATAACTTGTCCACCTTCCCGTCTGCCATAATTTCCTCGTAATAGTCCAGCAGCATTAACGGGACTGAGATTTGCAAAAGAGACTGAATCAGGCCCCATAACTGCATGAATAGCGTATGCTCCGCCATTACTGGGCTTAACTGCGATAAAGAGATCTCTAAAGCCTGACATATCCAGGGGCCAAGTTCCATCTGGATTGATATCAGGTGTTAAGAACGATCCACCATTAGCTATTGCTTCATCAACGTGTAAAGCAATAAAGTCTTTATCGGAACTCTTAACTCCTTTCCAGTTTCCTTTTTCATCTACAAACCCAGTATCCAGGACAGGTTGAACATA